TTCTGGCACTTGTAGTGTTTGGGTTTTCATATTCTAAAACTAAATTTCTTACAGGTGAATCAAAGTTAAATTTTTTAAATTGATTTAAGTCACCACTTACCAAACTATTTATTTTTAATTGATTACCAATAGGACCATCACCCATGTTTCTTGATAGGGGATGTTCTCCTTCTCCAGCAGCTTTTGTAAATATACCCGTAGGTCCAAAAAATTTATCAGCTGCTTTTTCTAATCTAATTGCAAATTTAGATTCACCCGCAGCTCTTAATTCATCTGCTTTTTTAATAAGTCTTCCATAATTACCAAGAAACCCTTTTCCATATCCTTCTTTTAACCAACCTGATCTTTCTCCTATTTCTATGCCAGGGATTTTTTTTGGGTTACCTGTACCATCATTATAAACACCATTTCTTTTTAATTCTGTTAATTGATTTAATCTGTGTTGTAAAGTCTGTGCACTATCTGGAAATTTTTGTGCAAATAAATTTGCGACTCTGTCATAAGATAAATTAGGACTTAATTTATTTAAATATGTTAATTGTTCTTTAACAAGATTACTTCTTTTACCTTTAGTAGAGGGATTCCATTTTTTAATTGCTTGCAATAAACCTTTATCTAAGTTTTTTCTATCAACACCCTCTACTTCAAACTTACCTTCTTTCCATTGTGTAAAATAACGGTTTATGTTTTCATAGTTGTTTGCACCTTTTTTTGTTGTTACAAACTGTTCTAAAGGTTTTGATAATTTTTCATTACCATCAAACATTCCGTTTTGATTCCAATAATTAATAAAAGACTTAACAGTCATTTCTCTTGCATACTCTGCTTTACCAGCTTTACCAGAATAAGCTGTAGGAAATTCTTCTTCGATAACTTTATTAATTAATTCATTTAATGGTTGTCGAGTTAGTCTAACTTCACCTTTAAGTTTTTCATACCAAGGATTGGGCTTACTTCCGATTTGTTCTGACCAATCTAAAAATATTCTTTTGTTTTTTTGTGTTTTAACTTTGTTTAAATATTTTTTTACAATTTTATATTTTTTAGGATCATCTAATGCTGTGGTTTTTGTACCTGGACCAGATATAAATTTTTGTTTTTGTTTAGCATACCCAGGTCTAGATCCATCAGCACTTGGTTGCACTAACATACCACCATCTGCAAAACTTTTTCTAAAAACAACTTGCATGTTATTAAAATCTTTATCTGTTTTAAT